TTCTTTAAATTGATAGGTGGTCTAATTGTGAACATCGTGAAAATAATGCTAGACCTCCCCTAATTACTAAATGCCAAGCCCGATGGCACCCCCTGAGTTTCCCCAAGGGACGGACTGTATCTTAAGCCTCCTATAAAACTCAAAAATCTTTCATTTTTGAGATGGAAGCCGACACCCGTTCAGTCTCTGACGCCCCACCCTTCAAGGTGGTCAGCATGCGGATTGCCCAATCCATTACGATTATTACCATACCCAGGTTCCAATCCTGGCCACCAGTGGTTTTCACCACCTGGCTTGGTACGTAAGGCTCTAAGGGGTTTCCCGAACAACAAGGTGTCTCGCCGCTAGCAGTTACCTGCCGATTAGGTACTTTGACCTGTATCACGCGACTAGCAAGTGGATTTTTCTTCGGGTGGATGAAGCCCGACTCACTTACTTTTATGAGCAGTGGAGGTTTAGCAGCACGCTATGGCGTGGCCAAATCCTTTACCCATTCCAGACTGGATGCGCAGCACGTTGTAGTTGACGGCGAACATGCGCTGCTGCAGGGCAGACACACCTGGTTTGAGGACAACCTGGACCTGGGCATTGTCGATGCGGGAGAAGTTGCAGGTGCCGGTTGGCTGGTGCTCCTCTGGCTGCAGTGCGAAGGAATAGCAGTAAATGCCTGGGTAGGGGTTGCCGGTGTGGTAGTAGTATGGCTGGGTGATGTTGAAATACTTACCTGGCTGCTGGGAGAAGCGATCCTGGCCGTTGAGAATCAGCTTGAAGTTGTACAAGGGACCCACCTCGATACCCAGGGTACCTGCGGTCGTTGCAGCTGCTGCGGTGTATGAGGACACACCATCCTCGGACCACATGCAGTTGGAGCTGAAGACGTTGCCAACAACGCCGTTGGCACCCTGGTAATACCCGGTGAAGATGTGGGGGGTACCGATGATGTGGCCCTGAGCAAAGTTGTTGGTCAGAGAGAAGTAGTTCAGGTTGGAGGTGACGTTCACGTTGGCGCAGTTGGAGGAGAAGTTCCACATGGAGTTGTACTGGGTGGCTGAGCCGTAAGATGGGTTGGTGTAGCACCAGATCAGCTCCTTCACTGGGTGGTTGTAGGACAGGCGGATCAGAGCAGTCTGGGTGGTGGTACCGGTGGAGTTGGTGGAGGAGGTGTAGATGGTGTCGGCACCGGTGTGCTGGATCTGCTCAATCAGGTACTCGTGACCCTTCTGGGCGAAGCGGCGGCGCTCCTCGGTGTCCAGGTACACGTAGTTGCCCCACACCTCAAAGGTGGACTGGAAGAAGTTGCCAAACAGAGTGGACAGGTTGAAGTCCAGGCGAACCTCGTGGTACTGCAGAGCAATCAGTGGCAGATACAGACCTGGGTTGCGGTTGAAGAAGAACAGCAGTGGCAGATTGACACGGACGTCGTTGGCAGACAGACCGGTGACGTTCAGATTGGAGGGGGTGGAGTTCTTGCCCCACTGGTCCTTGTCTTGCTCAGACAGGAACACCTCGGAGTACAGACGCCACCAAGCCTGGTAGTGCTTGTCGATACGCTGACCACCGATGGTCAGTTCCAGATCCTGAATGGCACGCTCGGCGATCCAGTTGTAATCTGGGACGGTGTTGTTGGAGGTCTGGTACACACCGGTCGTCAGTGGTGCCAGGGACACATACATGTTACCGATCAGGTCACCGTTGCGGGCAATGGTTACGGAAACGCGATTGCCGGATGCAACAGAGCCGTTGACGGTCTGGATGATGTTCTCCATCGCAAAGTTGGTGTGGCGCTTGTAAACCGCCTGGAAGAAGGTCACCTTGGGTTGACCAGTCAGGTAAACATCCTGAGCACCGTAAGCAACCAGTTGCATTAATCCACCAGCCATTTTATAGTACGCCAAGAAAATAATTTCACGCGTCAAAATGCGCATAAAAAAAGAAAAGTGTACTATAAAATGTCCACTTCAAAGGAAGTGTCCAAGAAGCCAGCTGAAGAAATCATCGAACTCGATGGAGACGAAGAGGGGGACGAGGACCTGGAGGGGGACCTGGAGGAGATGAACATGGGGGAGGATCCTTTTGGAAACTACCTGGTGAATGAAGAGGGTGACAACATTGCCGATATTCTGTCTGCTGGTGTGAAGCAGATGGAGATGCAGAATAAGATTCTCATCAAGATTTTGACTGTGTTGTCAAAGAAGTAGAAGCTTAAAAATTATATTCGAGTATACATAAATGACAGACGAAGTTATTGACAAGTATGAAAAGTTGACTGGACTCACATCTCCCGCTGATAGTTATGTTTCAATTACAAATGCTTGCAATACATTTTTGACAAGTGATGAACTTGATAGCTATGGTTGTCCTGATGATGTAGACATGGAAAAAATTAATGAACGGAAAAGAAGGTTTCTCAGTGAATTGGTTGATGTGTATCATTCCATCTCATCCACAGACGAGGTTGCAGTTGAGCCTCAGGATGAACCCCCTGCTGTATGTCGGGTTAAACGTCTTATTGAACATATAGACGATCAGTATGAACTGCTATACAGATGGATTCGAATGCGCGAACGCAATAATCAGCCAACCATGGTTCCACTTCCCACCACATTCGACGGGTCAATTTTTAGGCTCGTGACCATGAATGCAGATGATGATCTCACCCCGCTTCAACAACTCATCCTGTACATGCTTGATAGTCTTCATAAGCAAAATTTCAAGAGGTACAAGGGGAATTGTTGTCAGCAGATTCTTTCAAACGGGTTCAACACACGAGCCTGGAGAATTATATCAGAAATTAAGGATTTTGTTTACGAAAATGTTCAGAAGGAGTTGAAGTATGACATGTGGAGAAACTCAACCGCCAAGTCTGGAAATGTGGCCGATTGCATAAAGCATCTATCCTCTTGCTTTGATTTACAATTTCCTGAGATTAAAAAGAATCGAAACGTCTGGTCATTCAGGAATGGAATCTATGACGGAACACATGATGTATTTTACAAGTACACCGACCCTGCTATAAATGGTTTGGATCGTTTCACAGTGTCTTGTAAGTTTTTTGATTTGGACTTTCCTGAAGAGACTCCCGAAGATTGGTATGATATTCCAACGCCACACTTTCAGAGCATTCTCGATTATCAAAAGTTTGATGAGGATGTTCAGCGCTGGCTCTACGTATTCGGGGGTCGCTTGTGTTTTGAGATGAATGTGAAGGATAGTTGGCAGGTTATCCCGTTTCTGAAGGGTATTGCCGGATCGGGAAAGTCTACAATCATCACAAAGGTTTTCAAAAAGTTTTATGAATGTGAGGATGTCAAGACTCTTTCAAACAACATTGAAAAGAAGTTTGGTCTCTGGAGCATCGATGGGTGTTTCATGTTTATAAGCCCGGAGGTCAAAGGAGACTTGGCTCTGGAGCAAGCGGAGTTTCAATCGATTGTCTCAGGGGAGGATATCTCAATTGCACGAAAGTGTGAAAAGGCGATAACCAAGGAGTGGAAAACACCTGGCATTCTTGCGGGAAATGAGGTTCCCAATTGGAAGGATAACTCTGGGAGTATTCAACGTCGCATTGTAACTTGGAACTTTACGAAACAGGTTATGAATGCAGATCCAAAATTGGATGAAAAATTGGATACCGAATTGGCGTGCATACTTTGCAAGTGTGTGAGAGCCTATAACGATTACACACGAAAATATGGATCCAAAGATATCTGGAGCGTTCTTCCAACATACTTCAAGGAGATGCGGAAGAAGATTGCTTCAAGCACAAACTCTCTTCAGCACTTTTTGGAATCGGAGAAGGTTACTTACTCAACATCACAGATGTTGTTGTTCGTCCCCCAAAAGGTGTTTTTCAATGCGTTCAATTCACATTGTCAAGAGAACAACTTGACGCGCCCTCGTGGATTCAACGAAGATACATATGCTGCACCATTCATGAGCAGGGATATAGAAGTCAAGATTGCGACTGTAAATTATCACGGAACCAATTTTACAAATCAACCAATCATCTACGGTCTCGATGTAAATCAACTCATTGAGGCTGAGATTTAGAGTACTCTTCAAACTCTCTACAAGCGAGTGTAATTCTTGGAAGTATGAAACTGTCCCAGTAGGTATCATCGCGTTCGATTGTTGTATAATCCATCTCGTCATCAAACCGCTCCACAAGTTTTGCACAATGAACATGTGGCAAAAGATAAAGATAGGCGTGCACCTGAATTTTTTCATACTCTTTCAAAGTGTGAAACAATTTATACTTTCTATTCTTTGTTTCAATAATAATCTTGGTTCCATCTGGGTGAATTTCCCAGCTATCAATTTTCCCATTGAGAGTATACATGTCGTTAATGTTTCGGTAGTATATTTTCTCGTCGTGTACCAGTTTTATCTCCTCCTCCTCCTTGACACTATTAACAAATTTTTCGAAATTTTTTAGCACCTTATCCTCATTGGTGATGCCATAATTTTTTGTTAGAGTCGACTCGACGTGTTGACAAACTTCCCTCTTTTGAGAAGTTGTTAAAACAGGATCGCTTTTAACAACATCTTGAGCTTCTTTAATTCTATCATGAAGTTCATTCGAATCCGCAGATGGAATTGTCATCATGGTTTCAACCTTTTGTGGAACCGGCACAGGTTTTTCGGGTTTCTTTAACATGTGATCAAAAACCTCCCTTTTTGAAACATAAGGATTACAACCGATAAAAGCTGCCAATCTCGATGCATTGAGTATGGTTCGCATTTATTTAGTTGTACCTCACGTCTTTATATCTCAATCTCACAAAGACCATTCTTTCTCTTTTCAAGAACGCGATCCCAAAATTTCTTCATCTTGGGAAGATGCTTCTCAAACCATTCTCGATCCCGTGGAACCTCAATGACTTTTAAGGTTCCGGTTGGTTCGTGGTATTGAATAAAATGACAAATCTCCAATTCTGTAATCTCCATGAGTATCTGAATCTGAGGCAAATAATAACCTGGCACCTTGGGTGAAATTTTATTAGGACATTTGATTTCAATCAAGTATCCATCCTCAGTTATGCCATCAGCTGACCCCCCGAGCCACGTGTGAACCGGGTGGACAAGGAGACCAATTTCGTGAGACTTTTTTTGGTACTGCAAATCGTACATGTCACGAACTTCCGGTTCTAGACGAATGCCTCTTTCTATATTGGCGTTGGTGAAACTCTTTTTGTACCCACATTTTTCAATGAGAAGAGCCTCCGAGGATTTAAAGAAGTTGAGATCGAGAGCAGCCGCCGCGTCACTCGCTGTCAACAGATTCCCTCGGAGATTGAACCATTCCACACTTCTTTGATCATCATATGTTTTTGACAAGAGCTTCTGGACGAGTGGTATCATTACCCAATCAGGAGTTTAATTCTTTATCATGGCATTCTTTGCTGCATTTTGTTCAGCTTGCTTTTTGTTTTGACCACTCCCTCGACCCTTGATTTCATCATCAATTGAGACGGATACAATAAATATCCCCTTTGTAGAAGACTCCAAGATGTACTTCGGTAGAGCCTTTTTATGTATGTGACAAAACCGCATGAGTTGATCCTTGTAGTTGTCATCATCACCTAGATCGGTTGGGTACATTTGAATAACTTTTAGAATAAAGTCACGGGTGCTTATGAGTCCCAAGTCTAAATACATGGCTCCAATTAAAGCCTCCAAAACATCTTCCAAAATCTTGGGATTTTTATTCCATTCATTTCTCGTACCTTTTTCATCCATTTGAATCCACTTATAAAGACCCAATTTATGTGATATGTTAGACAAGTTGGTACCTCTTACAATTTTTGTTCTGGCCTTGGTTAAAAAGCCTTCATCCTCACTTTGACCAAACATATCATATAAATACTTTGTGACGACAAAACCCAGCACCGAATCCCCTACAAATTCAAGATTATCGTACGAGTTTTCTACATTTGAAGACTTGTGTGTGAATGCAGTTTGATAGTACTCGAAATTATTAATTTTTGAACCTATTAATAGTTCTATGTCTCTCCGTGTGCACATTTGATATTAGTACATTTTACTTTTTAACTGCTGGACGACCGCTCTTCTTTGGGGCTCCGGACAACTCCTCAACGGGCTTGGCCACCTCCTCAACGGGCTTGGGCACCTCCTCCTTGATGTAATGATCCTTCATGTACCGCTGAATATTCAGATATGTAATGTCTGTGCCCTCTGGTGGATTCAGAAGGGCACGGAGCTTGTCATCCAGATTAATCTTCTGACCATTCTTGAGATTATTCTCAGCTGCATACAGATTGATACGCTTTGTAACTTCAGAACGAGAAATCATCTCACCTGGCTGGAGATGGAGAAAGTCTCGTAGATGATCCGAGACTTTTAGGGGACGCTTGAAACTGTTGTTCTCTGTACGTTTCTTTGCCTTCTCCCCCGATGGATCCGCTAGAAGCTGGTGAATTTTGCGCATCTCGCGGTGAAGAGACTTGATTGCTGATTCGATGGACTCTAGAGTAGCCATTGTTAAGTATATGAGTAACCTTATCTTTAACACCTGGAACGAATAATATAATTGCTACTATGGCTGCAAATATCGTCATCTTTGACATTTGAGAAAGGACCAAGAGACCGATCAACAATATGTTTTGATCCATCTTTCCTGTAATAAAGGAATATTTTGTATATAGAACAAATGAACTTTGAAGCCCCAGTAAAGCTCACCGACGGTCGCTATTTTGTAAAGATTACCAATGAAGACAAGTCTCGTGTATTCAAACAAATCAACGGTGCGGAAGTGGCTGCACCTGGATGCTACAAGGTTACCAAGACTGATCTTTCAGAGTATGATGATGCAATCATTGCCAAGGCGACGGAATCATCAGAACTTTGGTTTGGAAAGGTGGTTCCAGAAGAAACTCTAAAGAACCTTTACGAGTCTTCCATCACTGATGACGTGTTTGAGGCGAGTCTCATGAAGATCAAGGGGAAGACGGTCACGGTTCTCTTTGACAGCAACAAGAAGGAGATTTCATTGGATCAGCTCACTACAGGTGTCAAGTGTAATCTCTTTGTAGAACTTTCTGGAATCTGGTTTCTCAAGAAGAATTTTGGACCAATCTGGCGTGTGGCTCAGGCTCGCATTGTGGAGAGTCAAAAGTCCAGCGTCACCAAGTCATACATGTTCACTGATGAGGAAACTCAGGAGGATGAGTCTGACGAGCTGAGTGATTTCGTTTAAAAAATTTCGCGATTCATTATAAATGACTCAGATGAACGGACAAATGTTGGCCATCATTGCTCTGGTTGTTGTAGTAGTTTACGTATTCTTCATAAAAAAGGGTAAGAGCGGTTTTACCCTGGAGCCAGCTCCCTTTATGTCCGATTCATCCTCCTCATCAGCACAGAGCGACAGTCGCCCAGTTGATAGCGCATCTGTAATTACACCAGGCAGTCTCCCACCAGCTGCTCTCCTCCCAAAGGAGGTTCCGGTTATGGAGGATTTCAGCCAGTTTTCCACCGACGCCATTCTGTCTAACCAGAATTACCTGGATCCCCGCAACATGATTGGGTACCCAGAGACTGTGGGTGGCACTTTACGTAACGCCAATTGGCAGATTCGCTCCGAGCCACCCAATCCACGTGACCCAGTGAGCATCTTTAACCTGTCCACCATTGTTCCAGAGCAGATGAGACCAATGTTTGAGATTCAGGATAGTGATTATAAATAGAGGGACCAATTCGTAGAATTGTGCCAATTCGTAGAATTGTACCAAGAAGAGAAGACAAACACAAGCAGACAAACACAAAGTGTTTGGATTTAAAGAAATAAATCTCCAAAACATAAATGGCGGATCTAAAGCAGCGTATCGAAGAGTGGGCTGAACTCAAAAAGCAAATCTCAGCAGTTCGCAAGGATGTGTCGGTTCTTGTAAAGAGAGAGAAGGAACTCGCTTCATCAATCAAAGAGACGATGAAAGAGGCTGACGTCGAGGATGTCAAGACTGGTGACAAGAAGGTTCGATTCCGTGAAAAGGAGGGGAAAGGAAGCATCACAAAGGATGTCATTGTGAAGGGTCTCACTTTGTATTTTTCCGGAGACGTGGTTAAAGTTGAGGGTGCTTTGAAAGCTATAAGCGACAGTGCTCCTCCAAAGACAACTTCATCGTTGTCTCTGTTGAAGAACAATGGGCCTAAACAGTGAGTGGTCTGATTTTTACAATGAGGAAATTTACGAGTTTTCAGATGACGATGAAAAATTTACAGATGTAACATATGAAGAATGGTGTGACATAAACAGCACGCATCTCTTGAATGATTGGTTTACCCTACAAGAGAATGCACAACTTTACTACAAGTTGAATCAGAAGATTACTTTTGCAGATTTTTGCGAATTTATGTATTCTGAACCAAGTGACAACTGTTTACAGTTGGACCAAACGACTCATCTGAGTCGGTCTACTCATCTGAGTCGGTCTGGGGCCTGGAATCTTTGGGTGACGATCGGGTCACCGAAAACCTTTGTTGATTTTTATAATTTCTATTGTTAAATGAAACTCGATATCCGAAGTCCAAAGGTTTTCACACCAGCCATACTCTTTGCAATTATTGCATCGGGTACTCTGATGTTCCTGCATCTCACAAATTCCCATGTATTTAACAAGGGTCTCATAATAAACGCATTGATTTTCACCATCATGTATTATCTGGTGATTCGCTTCTTCACCAACGTCAAGTCCATGACAACTGCTGACATACTGGTTCCCCTGTGCTTGTTTGTATTGTTGATGCCCGGTGTGGTTCTCACTCTGCCCCCTGGATCCAAGGGTTTACTCTTTTCAGGACAGACGAGCACCAGTGCCGTTGCTGTTCACACGGTTGTTTACGCTGTTCTTTATGCGTTCATCAGAAGTTCATTCCCCAGTTACTATTAGATGAAGTACCTCATTCTGGGGAGTGGTGGAATGATTGCTTATAAATTTATAGGGGTTTTGAAATATCTCAAAGAGAGTGAAAGTCTCAATGACCTTGAGGAAATTTCAGGAGCGTCATCTGGTGCAATATTGGCTGCATTTTATGTATTGTTCAAAGGTGACGTTGAAAAAATGCTAAACATCATGCTTGAAATGGATGTCAAGAATTATGCAAAGAAGAATATAAAAAACTTTTTGAAAAAGTATGGTCTCATCGATAGTTTAAATATAAAGAAAATGGTGGATGAATGTGGACTCAAAGATGTAACCTTCAGGGAACTTTATGAAATCAATCCAATCAAACTGCACATCCCTACATTTGACATTGAAAATAACCGAACTGTGTACCTCTCTGTCGATAATAACCCTGATATGGATGTGAGTACAGCCATTATGTATTCGGTTTCGGTTCCTATATTATTCACACCGGTTGAAGGGCGTTTCGTTGATGGAAGCACAGCCGAGTGGTCACCAGGTGCTCCATTTTTGGGCAAAAATGACGTATTTGAGCTGCGTGCGGATATTTTCACAGCACCTAAAGAACACAAGTCACTTGTCGATTATCTCATCATCCTATTCAAGTGCATACTTTCAACAAGAATACGATATGATGATTTTAAGAGAATTGACTTGAGTGCCGACTTTGACATTTTTGACTTTTCAATGTCTCGTGAAATGCGAATCGATCTGTATAAAAGTGGGTACGCTCAGGTGGTTGGTATGTATTCCCATTGAAGTTCTTTACATATTTCTTTCCATATCAAGTCTTGTTTATAAAGTTTTTCTTTTGACTTCAAGAGAGGGAAGCAATGAAGAAAAGAATCTTCCGATAACAACTCGCAAAATTTATAAAGGATATATGAATAACTGAGAAAGTTTTTTCGATCTTCCGGTCTATGTTTATTGAACGGGGCTTGGATCATGTAAAACATGTGCCTCAATTTATCTTCGAGTTCCTTTGACATTGAAGGAGGTTTCACCCCACTCATGTAGCTGGTTATAAATGGAACATGATCATAATACTTGGTCAAGGAAAGTTTCTTTAAAGTGTCCCTGACGAGTGTATGAGTTATATTCTTCTTTTGAATCTTTCTTTTTTTAAACTCACTTGAAAGAGTTTCAAAAATTTCAGGTGGAACATTGGTAACTTCTCTGGCTTGAAACTGTGCTATCCATTCATTGAAATGATTTTCCTTCTTGTAAGAGTATTGAGTATTGGGTTCAGAATCCTGCTCCTCTTTGTAACTCCTCTCTCTTCCAGTATCATATGTAGCAAACCCACAATTTGTGCATATGATATCACTTGAATTTTCATCATAGAAGACGTTGCTCGAATCACACTGTTCACAGTTGATGTATGAAGAAGGCTTTTCGGTATCGACAACCGCACATATTCCACCCTCCTCGACTTGAGCCATGTACTGCTTAAAGATGTCATTCTTGTTTTTTGACTCTTCATAAATCATAACAAATGGAGCTGCCCTTGACATGTAATCGTACAACTCGTCACCTTTGAGTTCTTTGAGTCTTTTGTTATATAAGGCTATCATTATATATCAATATTATAATATCTTTAAATGAAAAAGTTTTTGTTTCAAATCATTTTGAAGCTATTAAAGCCCAACTTTTCAATACTTTCCATAAAAAAGTTGAAAAGAGCCAAATGTGGGTTTTGGTTGGAACCGGTGAATGAAATTTCAGAACAGTGTATCGTCGAATACAAATACAACAGCAACATTCTGAAACATCTCAATCCAACCACGTGGCCTCCGGTTTTCAAAGGAAGATTACCCATAACCAAAGTGGTGTACCAGGGTGAAGATGTGACGGACCCGATTCTAAAATTTGCAGGTCCCCTAAAATCTGAGTTTAATCCATTTGGGTTGTTTAAAGTTTCAAAAAGACCCAAATTAAAATTTGGACCAAACTTGAGAGTTTCTTTGTATTGGTGTGATTTTGTAGAGGTTTCAACAATCGATACTGAAAAGTTATTCATTGGTCGCAGCCAGATAAAATTTAATATCCCCCAGATTTGAAACCGAATATTTGAATATAACCGGTGAATCATTGTCGTCATTTTGCATAATCTGAACAATTGGACAAAGCACTGTTGATTTTACAAACATTGAAATATACTTGAGACTAAAAAGTCCATTACATTCCGTGTCTACCATCTTGGGTTGATCCTCAATTCGTGTAATCTGGTTTGCAAAGTCACCTTCGCATGAAAATTCCACACACGTATCAAATCTTTTTATTCTCAAATCTGGTCCAATGGCGAGCATATCCCTTATGAGCTTCTGAAAATCAAAAGAGGGTATGGTGGTTGAGTATTTGATATCAATATCTGGAACGTCTATAATCTCTTCATTCAAGTCTAAAAGTTTCAGATTGAATGTACTCAGTGATTTTTTATTGTCATTGCTTATCGTTATATTTAGATACTCGGAAGTATTTTCCATGACAATGACGTCATTGTTTCCTGTGGATTTTATAAGTTTATATGTGTTGGATACATTCATACCAAGAACCACCGGATGTTTACATTCATACTCTTCAAAATTTTCAGCTGGCATGAATACGTGAACGAGTGTCACTCGAGCAACATCAAAGGCGGTTAATTTTACACCGGAACTGTCGAAATAAATATTAACATCGTTGATAATCTCTTTAAGAACTTCAAACAGTGATTTGAATGCAGCTGCTTGGATACTCTTCAGTCTCATTATTTAGACTACACTGGTTTTCTTTAATTCGTCGTACGCCTCTTTTGTCGACTTTTCAATTTTACTCTTTATACTTGAATTGATTGGAGGTGCAAGAGCCACACCGTATGCATCGAGGGGAAACCCATCACCCACCCCGTCGAACGGTTCATCAAAGTTTGCAAGTGCACCACACGAATAATTTCCTTCAAATGTACAAGGTACATTCATCTCTAACCACCGTATAACCTCCATACCAACGTGAACCGTACCCTGTGCTGTTATGAGAGTCGGGACTCGTTTCACGTCTGGGTGATCCTTAGGCAGTCCAAGTGTATTGACATTGTGCACATTTACAAGAGGCATGAGTATAGGATTGCTTTTAATAAATTCAATGGTTTGTCCACAATATTCGCAACGGTCACTCACTACAAGAAGTGCAGCCATTTTTGTATTGGGTGATATTAAAAATGAAAGCTCTTGCCGCAGCTATAATAATTTTTTTTGTGATACTTTTTTTCTTATACACACAAAAGCCTCAGTCTCAGGTTGCCATCCAGGAACAATGGGACCGTTCCGATTTTCAGGCTGTTGACCCAACCATAATCCAAAATACAATTACACAGATACAGGAAACCGCACCGACATTGTATCCTGTAAATACAGTCTACTTTAACCAAACTGGAAGCGGCTACGAGGGAAGACTGATGTTTATGGATTCTGCAAACTACGCAGGTGTACAATATGACGTCACAGTTGACGAGTCTGGTAAACTGACAACCGCAAACAAGGGTATTCCTGCAGATTATATGAATCCATTCACGGGATTTGTGAATAAATTCAAGTTTGGTAACCTCAACACGAGTGATCCAACTCCTGATATGCAGGCAGTCTGGAACAATTATCTCGTAACTGCTTAAGAATGAAACTGGAGATTGTTTCAGCGGAGGATTTGGAGAGGATGAATTCTGAAAAGAGGGAACTCAAAAAGGAGGTTTTGATTCGCATACTCAATTCACTTTGTAAAAAGATTTCATTTGCATATTCACTCGGTAAAGATGAAATACTCGTTCAGATTCCTGAGATGATTTTTGGGTACCCCACATATAAACTCTCTTTTGTAACATTGTACATGAACAGACAACTCCAGAATCTGGGATATTCGACAAGTATAATGGGTACAGGTCTCATTAACATTTCTTGGAAAGTTCATAAAACCAAGGAGATTGTGGTGAAAAAGAAAATCAAAACCATTCACGTCGAGGAACTGGATTCACTTGCAAATCTCAAAAAGACTGCGAATCAAATCAGGAAAAAATACATTTCCAAATAGTAAAAGATGGATTACATTAATCTGATGACGTGTGTTTTAACCAAAGCGATGGTTCCTGTGTTTGTTGACTACATATTCAAAATGTACAACAATCCAATGGATTTTATAGAAGCTGATAAACCTGGAACCCTCCCAAACCCTTCATTGGTGAATTTTCAACACGCTTTAAAGAAGGTGCAGAATTTATCAAGTGCCCAGATTCAAAATTTCATCAATGAGATTGAAAAGAAGTGCACATCCTTCACAAAGTACAAGGATTCGGTTTACATTGCATATGTAAAGCTGGTTTCGAATGCCATCAAGATGAAATCAGATGGTCGTAAGATTAACATCAAGCCGCCAACCAATGAGCTTTTCATTCACCAGTGTCTCATACTTTGCGCGCACAACTTTTATGAGAATCCATACGTCATGAAGGAGGCGGATGAAACCAAAAAGGAGAAGGAGGTTCAAGAGAGAGTAAAGTTTTGTATATCAGAGGCGATAGCAGATTCGATTCCATTCTGTGATATAATAAGTGAGTTTATGACCGATTCTGGTGCAACTGACGAGACTGCAATTACCGAGATGATGAACCCAAGCGGTGAACCGGCTCCAGAAGAGACTACAAAAAATGATGTGAATACCGAGTCTCCAATAACCGAGTCTCCTTTTGAGAATGAAAAGAAGGTTATAGGGGGTGATGTCGAACTCTTTTCAGATGCTCCAGAGAAGCACCCAGATCAGGAAGAAAAACCTGAGCCTATTGTATAAATGGATAAATTCATGAGAAATCCCCTAAATGCCGCTCTCTTTGCAGCTGCAGTTACAGCCGCCGCAATCTACTTTACACTTCCTCAAAAGAATGAAAAGGAGAAGAAACCGGTGAAAAATTCCACCTATACCAAACCAGCACTTTTCGTGGGTGTACTCGTATACTTTATTGTTTATTATGGAAACGCTAAATTTGAAACAATCTCAAAGGAGCCCTTTTAAAGAAGTGCACCCCTTAATCAAAAATGGCCACCACGATCAAAGCGTTCAATGACATGATGGATCAGTTTCTCACCGAACTGAATCTGACGTTTCCAGAGAATAAAGCAGTTATAAAGTTTCAGGCTTCTTTCGAAGTCGTGAGAACCGCCACCCCAAGTAAAGTACTGGATGAGTTTATGAAGGCAATCAAGCCGTATCGAAACAAGATTATGCGCAAGGATCC